GGAAATACTTATGAAAATAAGGATAACTTACCTCAATCATTTTTTGATTCAGTAATTGAGCCATATAAAGGAACACGATTAGGGCAACAGGAAATTTATGCTCAGATATTGGATGACAACCCGGAAGCATTATTTAACCGGGATAGAATTCATGAGAATCGTTTAGATCAGATTCCAGAAGAAATAAAGATTGGAATATCAGCAGTTGCAATTGATCCGGCTGTAACATTTGGAGATAGCGCAGCAGATACTGGAATTATTTGCGGAGGAGTAGGAGAATGGAAAGGAAGAAAACATTTCTTTATTACTCATGATATGACCTGCCATGCAGCACCTTTAGTTTGGGCAAAAACTGCAATTAGTGCTTACCACCGATTAAAACTGAACAGCATTATTGGAGAAGTAAATAACGGTGGAGATTTAATTAAAACAGTTATTCATCAGATTGATCCGATGGTGATATTTAAACCAGTCAGAGCGTCCAGAGGAAAAACAGTACGGGCAGAACCGGTATCTGCATTATACGATCAAAATTTAGTTCATCATATTGGAGTATTTCCTTTACTGGAAGACAGATGTGTACTTGGTCAGCAGATTTAGGAGAAAAATCACCGGACAGATTAGATGCTTTAGTATGGCTTTTAACATATCTTTATGGAAAAGGATCAGTTAGGGCAACTGCATATTAGGGAGAATAGAATTATGTTATTTGAAAATATGGTAGAATCGGTGGTATCTGCAAGCTTCAACCGTTTACTATCAAAGGAAAGAAGAGAAGAGTTGACCACGATAGGAAAGTCATGGGACTTTTACTATGGAGATCAGGAAAAGTATTGTAAACAGTATCGTGGAGAAACTGATGATGATTATATAGATAAAGATAAACCGGTTTTTAATTATACTCGAAGAATTATAGATGAATATGTTAGAGGAGTATTTGCCAAGCCAGTAGTAGTTTCCTTTGATGATGAAAAGGACCATGAAAACTGGGATAGAATAATCAAACCGATGACTTTCTTCAATATCGTACCTTTTATGAAGCGTGTTCAACGAGTAGCAGAAATTAGTGATACCTGCATAGTAATGATTCGACATAATCCTATTACAAAAGAAACTTTCTTTGAAGATATCAGAGGAGAATTTATTGTTTTTCTCCCTGATGAAAATAATCCAAGAGAAGTCGGCACTCTTATTATTCATTATTTATATGATACCGGAGAATCTTCTTATGAAAATCGTTTAATGAAACGTGTGGAAGTATGGACAAAAGAAAAATGGGCGATTTATCTTCATTCTCCTATACTTCGTCAGACAAAAATGATTGAGCAAGGAGAAAATCCATACGGATTTATTCCGGCCGCAAAATTTCATCCACAAGAAGATGATAATACTTTTTATGGTATTACAAATATTCATGACATGGTGACTATAAATGAGATTTATAATAATTTATGGACATCACTTGCTCGAATAGTTGTAATGCAATCCTTTTCTATTTTAGTAGTGACAACTGATGGAGAATTACAAGTAATTGTCGCTCCTACTCGATTTATTAAATTTGAACAAAGTGAGAAAGGGTCATCAGACGCAAAGTACATTACTCCTGAGCCTAAAATAGAAGAAGTTAGAAAAGTACTGATTGATTTAAAAGATGAACTGCAAAACTTCTCTCAAGTCCCTTCTGAAATTATCTCCCAGACTGGTGGTAGTCAATTTCCTCAAAGTGGTTATTCTTTACGGATCAAAAGAATCCCGATAGAAAATCTATGGCAAGACAGACGAATGTCTTATGGCCCTAGTTTTATGAAATTAATTCAAATGTCTTTAGTAATTGATGAATATCATAATTCTGGAAAAGTAAGATCATTAGCTGAAATTCATCCTTCTATTAGATTTACAGAAACTATTCCCGGTCTTGACCCACAAGAACAAGCAATTAAAGATGAACAGGAAATTAAATATGCCATTATTTCTCCGGTTGATTTAATGATAAGACAGAATCCTTATTTAAGTAGACAAGAAGCAAAGGAGAAAATTTTAGCTAATAGAAAAGAAATGGAAGATTTAGGAATGTCTGCTTTTGGTTATCTTGCTAAGGGCGATGAGGACAGATCCTCATTTAGAGAAGTAGAGGAATTAAAAGCAAGAACGAATGTTACTCGTCAGGGAGTAGAGCAAAGTGTGAGAAGAAGGATGGAAGAAGAAGACCGTGAAGAATGATCTTGGAAAATATTTAGAAGATTTTCTTTTTGATATAAAAAAAGCAAATGATTCTCTTCTGGATGATATCCAGAAGGAGTTAGATCGTTTAAATCTTCTTGCTACTCGTGAGACCACAAGACTTTATGATAAAGTTCTTTCCTCTTTAGTTACAATAGAAAGCACTTCTATTCCTATAAGTAATATAAAGAATTTGTCTTTAGTATCAGATTTGATGAGAGGTTTAGAGGAAATTCAATATAAATATAAAAANGTATATGGACAATTACTTAGAGCAACAAGATTAGATGTTTTAGAATTAACAGTTAATCGAGAAAAAGAAATTGAAAAACTTATTGAGAAAGAAGAAGGGGCAAAAGAGGATAGGACAGCATCAACAGACGAAACCTTTGAGTTTATGGAAGCGGCTTATCAGAAAACTCTTTATAAAGTAAATGTGACTTTAGAAAAATGGAAGTCTTTTGCTTATGATACCTTTTATAATGGATTGATAAAGGGTGTTCCTATAAGTCTTTTTCGGTCTTTCTTCTTTAATGAAGANGGAAGTTTAAAAGTAGGTTCTTCTTTAAATGATGAAGTTATTGAAACAACTATTGCAGCAGTAGGAGAGCAAAGAACAGCCTGGTTGAGAAAGAAAGCAGAAGAACAAGGATATAATTACTGTTGGAATTCAAATCCGATGGATAAGTTAACAAAGGATGAATGTATCAGAGCTACTTTAGCAGGAGTAATCCCAGAAGCAGAAATGAGTACTGTATATGGTTTTCCTCCACGATGGGTTTGTAGGTGCGAAGTTGTTTTTACTCGTCCAGAATGGGTAAGGGTAAATCAAGAAGTTAATCGGACAATTGAAAGAAGAAGATTTTCATTAATTGAGGAATTACTTTCTGCTCCTACTCAAAAAGTAAAATGGAAGGTAGGAGATAAATGGAGATTTGCAAAAGATACAAAAAGACGAAGTGGAAATAAACTGTATAGAAGTATAAGAAATCAACTTGATGCTGCTCAGGCAGGACCTGTTCCGGAATTTATTCCTCCTGGATTTGGACCTGATGATATATTACCATCGGCTCTCCCTTACTTTTAGAAATTATTAAAAGATTTAGTATGCCTTTTAAATCTTTAAAACAAGAATTATTTATGAGAAAAAACAACCCTTCTTTATGGAAANAATGGGTGANAAAATATGGTCATGCTCCTGGGTATACTACTTTTGTAAAAAAGACGGCTCAAAAATCTGCTCAATCAAGAAGAAGAAAAAGGAGGTGATGGAAATTGCCTAAAGTGACTTTAGTTGAAGCAAGACTTTTATCTGATGCTTTTTACCAAAGAATTGACTGGACAGTAAGACAAATAAATAATNTAATAGATTATAATTCAAAATCGGTAGAAGTGACNACTACTTCTCCTGCTGCTCAGGAAACAGTACTTGATAATGTAGTCCCTTCTAATCCGGAAGAGAATTTAAGAAAGGAGGTGATTCAAACTAAAAAACCTCAAAAAACCCTTGAAGAGTTATATGAGGATTTAGAAAGTTTACAATTGGAAAGGAATAAACTATGTGTAGCAATAAATACTTTTGAAGCTACGCAAACATTTGACTACTAAAGGGATGGCCCGAAATTTTTATTAGGGAAACCCCGAATGATCGGAGGAAAGAAAATGACAAAAACAATTGATGATGATAAAAAGAAGATCGGAGAAGTAGATGATCCTGGAAAGAATAAGGATGATGATCTTTCTTCAAAAGATACATCCAAGTTTACCGATGAGCAGAAAAATGATTATATCGCACAACTGAAAGATGAAAATGCTCGGAGACGTATTGAAAATAAAAAAGTAAAAGAGCAAATATCTCAGTTTGAATCTGCTCAAGAGAAAGCAACAAAGACTCTTGAAGAATTAAGCAAGAAGGTGGAGTCCTACGAGAAATCCGAAAAGGAAAAATCTTTATCCGAAAAGTCAGAGATTGAGAAAGTAAAAATTCGGATGGAAGAATTAGAAAAAGAGATTTCTACAAGGGATGGAAAAATTAAAACTTTAGAGTCTGAGTTGAGTATAAAAGACCTTCGGATTCAGGAAGCATCACGGGAACGAATGATTGATAGACTTTGTTCTCAACTGGAAATCTCCTTTACTTCTGATTATGAAAGAAGAGGTTTATTGATTGAACTTCTTGAACGGAAAGGGACTGAGTTTTCTTTTAATGATGACGAAGTAATTCATAAACTGCAAACATTAGCAAAAGATAGAAAAAAAGTATCTCCTGTAACCACCCCTGGTCCCGGTCCTCAATCAAGAATAACGGGGACTCCTTTGGTAGAAAGAATTAAAGCCCTTACTTCAAAGGAGCATCTTAATACTGAAGATCAGAAGGAGTTAAAAGAACTTCTGGCAGAAGTAGAAAAGGCGAGAAGTGGTCAAGGGTAAACAGGGAAACTGTTTAACTTTGGAGGATTAAGAAAATGGCAAATGTAACTGCATTAGTTACAAGCGGAACTGTGGAACTGGATTATTGGATACCTACTCTATATTCCAAGAAGGTGTATGAGGAAGCAAAAGCGAAGATGTTTTGGAATCGCTTTGCTGGAGCAGAAGGTTCGGGTATGCCAGTTATCCAGAAAAATGAACTTCTAACCCAACCCGGAGAAACAATTAATATTACCCGGTTGGCTAATCTTACTGGTGCCGGTGTTACTGGGCAAACTACTCTTCGAGGTCAAGAAGAGCAGTTGAGTCTGGCTCAGGTTCAGGTCACTCCTGAATGGTATCGTCATGCAGTAGCTACTACTGGAAAAGCGCAAAAGCAGATTCATCCTGATTTTCGAAGCAAATCACAAACTGCTTTGGCTTACTGGATGGCAAAAAAGCAAGATGCTTCTATGTGGGATACTGCTCGGGCTACTGGTAGTGTAGGTTTTGAAGCTGCAGCAATTGCAATTGTCTATGGGAATAATGCTGCGTCTTTGGATGAAGTTGACTCCTTGGATACTTTTGGAGTGACTGAAATTGCGAAGGCGTCTGCAATTCTCCGTGGGAATGATNTTGATCCTATTCAAGTTCCTGGCGGGCCTACTGGACAAGCATACTATTTACTTTTTATTCATCCTTATCAGGCTTATTCTTTAAAGCAGGATTCGGATTGGATTAATCGTCATCAGAATGCGGGTCAGCTTGGTCCGGCAAATGCTTTGTTTACTGGGGCATTGGGAGAAATTGATGGAGTAATTATTCATGAAACTACTCAATGTACTCGTGTAGCAAATGCAAATAGCCCCAGTNTCTATACTGCTCGGGCAATTATGGTTGGAACAGAAGCNCTTTGTCGTGGTATGAATTTGGATATTTCNTATGTNGAACAAAAGGACGATTATGATTTTGTTCAGGGCATTGGAATTGCGGCTGCTTGGGATGATGCAGTACTTTCTCAAAAGGCTATCGTTCATATTCTAACCGCAGCAATTACTCCTAACGCTTAAANTAAGATAGGAGAGAAGTAGTTTGAAATTACTTCTCTCCTAATAAATTGAAAGGAGGACGTGATGTCCGAAAAGAAAGAGTCAATGGAAAAAGTATTTGTAGATTATGTAGTTTATAAAGGGGAAAAAGCAACAGGGACTCTTGTTATAAAAAGTGAGAAAGCAAACTCTCCTTTGCGGGTTTTTACTTATGGACCAAAAAAGAAATATAGAGTAGGAACCGATATTCATCCAAGACAGGCCCAATTTCTAACTCGAAATCATAATGACTTATTTCGGTTGGAGAAAATAGAAGTGAAAGGTTTGGATCTGATTCTTGCTGATTTGGAAGGAATTATCCCCAGGTTTCAAAAAGAACTTGGTAAATCTGCTGAAATTACTTTTCGATATATTTCTCAAGCGGTATTGATTCTTCTTGGGGTTCCTTTTAATAAAGATGATCCAGAAGAGTGTCTAAAAGTTTCTTTGGAAATTTTACTTAAGGGATACCCTGATGTAAAGAATGTACTGGAGAAAGCGCAAAAAGAAACTAAGATTAAGGAACAAAAAGAAGAAGAACCTAAAGAAGAAAAGGTTTTAAAGCAGGAAGAAAATATTTCAGAACAAGAAGAAGAAATTGGCAATTCTAAAAAGATAATTAGGAGAAGAAAGTAAAATGTTAGCCCGATATAGAAATGATACTCCTGGAGCAGTAAAGGAGTATCATTTCAAGGGCGAAGTTTATAAATTTACCAGTAAGTGGATTTCTATTTCTAATGTCCATTTATTTTTAGAATTATCACAATTTCCAGATGTGATGGATACTCTAAAGTTCTTTCCTGTAGAAGTGTTAAAAAAATATGCTGATGATCTTGTGGTGGAAAAAGATATAGTAAAGACAACTAAAAAATCAATTATAAATGATTTAAAGAAAATTAATTTTCTTCGATATCAAGCCTATACTGCTACTGGATGGCATATATTTAAAGTAGTTCATTACGGAATTTCTAAATTAAGTAATTATAAAGGTGTTAAAGATAATTTAGGAATTCTTATTTATAGAAGTTTGGGTGGAATAGGGGATATTGTTATGACTACTTCTGCTATTGAACAAGTTCGGAAGTGGCATAAAAATAGTAAAATAATTTATTCCTGCCCAAGTAGTTTTCTCTCTTTATTAGAAAATAATCCTTTTATTGATGGACTTTTTCCATGGTCCCCAAAAGTTGGACAAATGGAATTTGATGTTATAATTGATTTATCAAGAGATTGCATAAAGTATGAAATAGATAATCAACCGGAAGTAAATCTAAATAGATCGGAAATATTTTTAGAATCATGTGGATTATTGAATAAGGAGACTTCAAGACCTAAGATATTTTTAACTGAAGAAGAAATACTTTGGGCAAAAAAATTTCTTTCTAATAGTAGAGGATTAAAGATAGGTCTGGTTTTACAATCAAATGCTCCAGTTAGGCAGTGGCCATATTTTGCTGAATTAAGAAATTTAATAAATCAAAATCTTTATGCTTCTACTATTGAAATAAGTTTAGAAAAACCTTCCAAATGGGAATTGACTGAAAACTCAATACCTGTCTTTAATTATTCTCTCCGTCAAGTAGCATCAATAGTAAATGAATGTGATATAGTAATTGGCCCGGATACAGGAATAATGCATATTACAAGTGCATTAAATGTTCCTACTGTTTGGATATTTACTCATATTGATGGAAAAATAAGAACTAAAAATTATCAGAATATTTCTATTTGTCAAACTACTCCTAAAGATTGCCCGGAAGGAAAGCCCTGTTGGTATAAGATAACTTGCGGAACAGGCGGGATAAGAGAAAAGAAATACAATCCATCTTGTTCTATTAATATTTCTTCAGAAGAAGTTTTTAGTAAATTAGAAGAAGTAATTGAAAGACCTTTTATATCTTATATAGTAGTTTTTCATAATGGGTTTGATTATACTCTTGAATGTCTTAATAGAGTAGTAAAGTCGATGAGATTTAATGATGAATTAATCCTTATCGATAATGGATCAAAAGAAAAACAACAGTTTTCTTCTCTTAAAAATGTAATTAAGAATTTTAAATATATTCGAAATGAAGAAAATTTAGGATGTATAAAGGCAAGAAATCAAGGACTAAAAATTGCTTCTGGAAAGTA